GAAATGTTAGGGCGGGAGTAAAAGATAAAGTTATAAAATTAACAGGATTAAAAAACATTTACGTAGGAAATACTATGAAATAAAAAAGGGACTTAAAGTCCCTTTTTCTTTTTGATTAGATGTATGTTTCACAAAGTTCCCACAGTTTTGTGTTAATAAAGTTTGTTTTTTGAATGTCCTTCAGATTACGAAGTTGCGACTTTCTACCTGTATTTGTTTTGTATTCAAAACCACCACGGATGAACTTTTCTTGAATCACGTTGAAGGTTTGCCATAATGAGTTTCCATCATCAGCTGAACGATTTGGAAGTAGTAGTTCTTCGTAATTTAATGCCACAGGAACCTGACCTGAAAACCAACGAAGATGTGACGCTTTCTTTGCGAAATCTATTTGTTCGTCAATTGATAAGTTACGGTCCATCATTTTATTTACCGAACCTTGAATTAATGGGAGACGCTTTGAAAAATCTTCCCCGAAACGTTTTACGTCATCTAAGTTAAACCCTGAGTGACGAATTTTGAATGAATCTGAAACGGATGTAGGAACCGTCAAACCATTTGAACATACCAAACGGTGAAGACCTGCGGTAATGTTTAATGTTGATAATCCGTTGTGCGAGTTTGAGATAATTGCCTCAATTAGAGTATCTCCCACTTTTGGTAATTCTGAGTTACGAACACGAACTTCGTGAAGATTGTGAATACCACCACCACGTTGTTTAACTGATGCTACTTCCCAACCCTCACGCTGAAAATTCTCAATGATTTCAAAGGTGGGAACAAACGAATAACGATTAGATAGTTTTGAAGATGGTGATTCTGCGAAAATTGCCGGTGCTTGTGATTTGATTTCTACGGTGGTCATCATATGTTTATTTGTTTTGTTTGACAAAGATATAAAACTTATTTGAAAAAACAAAATGTTTTTTGAATATTTATTTGAAATGAAAACATTAATAATAACCACCGAAAAATACGATAAACTTATTTTCCTATATTTAGACCAAATATTTGGTGACCGTATCAAAGGGGTTGGTACCGCTATGGAAGATTATTTATACTGGATAAATTCCGACAAAGTTTTTTTATTTGAATATATTGATAAAGGTTTTGGTATTGCGGAGTCGATTTATGAAAAATTTATTTCTATATTTGGATTAGACCATGAAACCGCAAACAAATATTTAAGAGTTTGGTTTGAAACAAATCTTCCCGACTTACCGTTTCATGAGATATATCAAGTAGAAGATTAATGGATATTAAACAAAAAAAATTACTTGCTGATGTAGTTTCTGGTTATATTTCAAAAACAACTGGATTTAATACAGAGCCAAATATTGTCGGTAATTTCACAGAGTATTACGACCAAGATAAAAATATAGTTTGTAGGTTAAGAGCAAACTACGACGAATTTACTGATGACTATTACATTGATTGCCACGTAATTTATGATTTTTACATATCAATGTTCAAATACCTGAATGTAAAAACAAACATTTTCCACGAGATTTTCAGGATTGCATTTTCTAACCTTACAGGAAAAAATTTACATCAAGTTATACCTTGTATAACCTCAAATGATTTAACCTAATAATTTCCAAAACGTTTTAAATTCTTTTAATCTAACTACGTCCTAATTTTATCATGAATTATAATATTCATTATAGTGTTTTATTTGATAACCCTTAGCAGTTTTTTGTTTCCCGCTCAAAACGTGACTAACATTACTTACACTACATCCTATAAATTTAGCCACATCTTCAGAATTATCAAACTCACCAATAACTTCGTTATTTTTGATTAATATTTTTTTACCGTGATAATTCCATATTTTTTCCTTACACATACCTTCTCTACTTTTCCTAATTTTTTCTTTAGATTCTTCGGTATGTGTCTTATTATAAAAGGGGTTTTTATCCCCAACATATCTACCTTTCATTTTGAGTGATTGTTTCATTTTTTGTTCCTCACTGATAATCTTAATTTGTCCCTTACCATATTGATTACCGATATTTGTCATTCTGAAAGCTTTTCTTGCTTCCTCATAACCTTTCGATGAAGTTATTCTATTATGGTATTTATTGATTGATAACATTTTATGAAAGGCTAACGCAGTTGGTCTGTCACGATATATTCTCCATAAAACCCAATGAGCTAAAAAATGTTCTCTTGGTGTCAAAAGCACAATATTTACGTTATTTTTAGGTCTATTACTATTACCATTACCACCCTTCGATTTAGGTATAATATGATGACCCTCAAAATATACCCCGTTTTTTTTGAGCAACAATCTTTCTGATTTTTTTTCTAATCTATCCCGCATAAAATCATCGTATATTTTTCTGTAATCCATATCACATAAATACACGAAAATTCGGTTTTCGATTGGACTTCAAAATAGTATTTTGTAAAAATGTTTGAATTCTTTTATACGCTCATTCAACCCAATAGTTCCGCCATTTACACGTTTTGTCACAGATGTAACGACTTCATCGGTAGAACCCCTATCACATATTGACCATAGGTTATTGTTGTTAAAGAAAAATGCTGCCGATGCCAATGGATATTTTGATGCGACCAAATCAGGATTTGCAACACAATCCTCACCTATGAACTTTGTGAAACTTTTATAATTGTCTTTACCTGTTAATTGAATATATCCCCTCCCACGAAATTTATAACCTTCTTTCGATGCTTCATCACCATTTCCCATTCTTCCACCATAAACTCTTGATGCAATCTTTTCAGGTTGTTTTGCATATGATTCTGCTAAGTTGCCAGGAAAATATTTGCCGAATATTTTTTTCAACCCATCAATAGAATAATTCAAATTTTCATTTGTAATTTTAAACCCACCACTTTCGTGAGAACATTGTGCCAAAAAATGAGCCAATCTTAAATTTGTTGTGATGTTAAATTTTGAAGCGGCTTCAGAAATTTGAGACAATACTACATCAGGAATATGACCTTTTAATTTATCAATATTCAAACCACTTACAGGTTGAATCACAACATCTTCTTTAATTAAGATGCCAAGTTTTGATAATGTAGTTTGTCCGGCAACACCATCAGGAGTTAATCCATTTTTTGTTTGCCATTCTTTTAATGCTTTTTCTGTTTTGGGACCGAAATCGCCATCTGCGGTTAAACCTAATTTTTCTTGTAGTAATTTTACATCATTACCTTTCATTCCGATTTTTAACATAACTTAAATTTTATTTATAAATATTTTGTCATTATAATATTTTTAAGTATTTATGGAAAAAATAATACTTAATGACAAAGTTCCAAAGAAGAAGCATTTACTTATCCGTTTTAATTACGATATTATTCCTCCTTTACAAATACTCATTATCGTCAGGTATAATATCCCATAACAGATATACCGATTTATTCGAGATTATTTATTTTATCTCAACTTCGGTTGTTACATTCAAATTGTTTCACGATTTAATAACAAGAAACAGAAAATACGAACAAAACCAACTTAATTCAAAAAAGTTTAATGAGGTATTGTTAAATCAATCATACAATCCCGATTATTATAGTGGTGATATTAATCAAGCGGCTAAAACTATGACAAGAGAAGCCGTAGAGACGTTGGGTGCAGATAGATGTTCAGTATGGTTATATAACAAAAGTAAATCATCTATTACATGTGTTGAATTATATGTAAAATCTGAATTATTATGGTATCAAGATATAAAATTATACAAAAAAGATTATAAACCTTATTTTGACTATATTGAAGAAAATCCAATAATCATAGCAAGTGATGCTGAAACCCATCCTGCTACTGAATGTTTTACAGAGACCTATTTGAGACCTTTAGGGATAAAATCTATGTTGGATGTTCCCGTAATATATAAAGGTGATGTTTTAGGTGTGGTATGTATCGAGTCATACGATAAACGTGAATGGACAACTGAGGAACTTAATTTTTCACAAATGTTATCTTCACTATATAGTTTTACACACTCAGTAAAAGAAACAAACAAACTTTCTAATGTTGTTACATCAAAAGAAAATCAAATAATTAACAGGATGGACGCCATAAACCGTTCTAATGCCGTTATTGAGTTTGATTTGAATGGTATTGTACAATTTGCTAATGATATATTTTTAGATTTGATGGGTTACAATTCCGAAGAGATTGTTGGTCAACACCACAGTATGTTCGTTAGGGATGAAGAAAAAAATTCTAAAGAATATTTAGATTTTTGGAGTAAACTAAAGAAAGGTCAATACTTTAGTGGTGATATAGTTAGAGTTAAAAAAGATGGTTCATTAGTGTATTTAATCTCCACTTATAATCCCATATTAGGTGAAAATGGTAAAACATATAAGATTATGAAAATCGCTACCGATGTTACACCAAGCGTATTACAACAAATTGAAATTGAAAAGAAAAACACATATTTAGAACATGCCGCAAAAATTATAAGACACGACATGCACTCAGGAATTAACACCTACATACCAAGAGGTGTAAGTTCATTGGAAAGACGTTTAAAACCAGAAGACATTGAAACTTTTAAGTTATCGGCACCACTTAGAATGATTAAAGAAGGTCTAACTCATACTCAGAAAGTTTATAAAGGAGTTTATGAATTTACGAACTTAGTTAAAAAAGATGCGGTATTTCATACATCACCGCATGACTTGAAAGAAATATTGAATAATTATTTAACTTCTACATCATACAAAAGTCAAGTATTAATTTCTGACTTGGTAACGGTAGATGTTAATGAATCACTATTTTGTACCGCAGTTGATAACCTGATAAGAAATGGTTTAAAATATAACGATGCTGATACAAAAGTTGTAAAAATATATATGGAATCTGACAATGTACTTACCATACAAGATAACGGTAGAGGCATGTCTCAACAAGATTTCGAATATTTATCTAAACCATACGTCAGAAAACAAGGGCAAAAAGAAACCGGTTCAGGATTGGGATTGAATATCTGTTTAGCGATTATGGAAGAACATGGTTTTGAATTGTCGTGTGAAAAAAATGACATTGGTACTAAAATGAAAATAAAGCTTAAATAACCTAACCTAAAATGATAGAATCAATATTATTAGTTGATGACGAGGACCTTTTTCACCTAGTGTTTGAAGATGCGTGCTCATTACTTGAGATAAGTTTATCTCTGAAATCTGTAAATAGTTCAGATGAAGCTGCGAGAATGTTTAAACAATGGTATGAAACAAGCAGCAAAGAAAAACCTGAATGTGTATTTGTAGATTTAAACATAATCGGTTCTTCTTTTGACGGAATTGAACTGATTAGAAAAATTAATTTTGAATACGGTAACCACGTTGTGATTGGAATTATTTCTTCATCTAACGAACCTGAAGAACAAGCAAAGGCAATTCAGGCGGGCGCTCAGTTTTGGATTATTAAATCTGACAATATTGAACCTAGATTAGAGGAGTTTAAGAAAGATTATGATAATTATAAGAATAGGACGGCACCATTCAAAATTTACAAATGATTTCATTTAATAAACAGACAAAACAACAATTAATTTTACTTTGTAAGACGAGGAATATTTGTCTTGAAGGAAATATCATAAGGGTTGTTGATTATTCTGGTGATACTGAATTTGAACAATATATCAATACTTGTTTAGAGAAGGACAAGGAGATGAGGAAAAAAAGATTGGATATAACAAAACAAATCCAATCAAAAAACAATGAATTGATTGAGTTAAATAAAGAAAATGAAAGGATTATGCAAGAACTCCGAGATAGTTTGAAATCTGTTGAGGAGTCAAAAATACAATATGAAGTTCAGAATATAGAATTAACTACTTGGAAACAAGAAAGTGAAAAAATTAGTTTGGAATTACAACAAGAAATGTTAAAATCTGAACAAGCGAGAGTTGATGCTGAGAATGCCAAGAAAATGGCGGAAAGTGATTTAGATGTCTTACAAAAAAGAACACAAACTCAATTGATTGAAAGGATTGTTAAAGTTTCATTGGGCGTTATTATTACTGTTGGTTTGATTACTACTATTATGTATGGAATTGCATTATTCACTGAGAAAGATACTCAAATTATAGGTTCTACTTGGGCGAATATGTTTGGTATTTTACTGACAAATGCATTTAGTATAATAGGAACAATAATGGGTGTTAAATATGCTTCAAAAGAAACCGAATGATTTTACATAAAATTAGACATTCTATCCTCTAACAAAACGTTAAAGTATGTCTCATCGACATCAGGGTAATATCTATCGTCAAACCTAAATCTAGGTTTGTCGATATATCCGTTATATATTAACTCTTCTAAAACGCACTTTAACTTATCACCACATGATTCAAAGGTTTCATCAATCAGGTCTTCATCAAGTCCTGAAATTAAATTATTTAAATCAACATCAATTTTAGCACCATCATCGTTTAGAAATTTCACATCACCATAAAATTCTAAATTACCCTCCAATGTTTTCCTCAAAGCATTTACATAATCATCCGCTTCAGCATCATTGACGGCTGAAGACAACGCATTTCTAACCAAATAATCTTCATCCAATTCCCTAATTAGTTCTTGTGTTTCAGTTTCACCATATTTACTTCTATCATCAACATCTCTCAAAAGATATTCACGAATTCTTGTTTCATTTTCATTGTTCAAATGATATTGGACCGCACTTTCCCAATCTGCACTATCATGGTTATCCCAAAACTCCCAAGGGTCTGTCAAAATCATCTCAAAAAAATACACACTACTTTCTCTTTTGTTTCCTTGAGCATCCTTCCACCTTCTTGTACTATATTTGTAATCACCATCTACATAATCACCAATTTCATTCGGACCTAATTCTAAAGTAAATGTAGTTTCTCTTGGTGGTATATCTATAAGACCCAACTCTTTTAATTTTCTTTGTAAACTTCTTGTATTAAATAGTTCAGGTCTATTTCTATATAACTCAGTTATTGTTTCATTTGGTAAATCTGTGATTTTAAAATCTAATTCAGATGCGTATTCTGAACCAAAACCTTGTATTAAATAATCTTCCTCCTCTCCCCCACCACCTAATACATAAAATAAAGGTAAAATGTATTTATGAAATTCTTCTTTTGGTTTTGAATTTTTTGGACCTTTTAATTGATATAGTGTTCCATCTTTACCTACCGCAGCGGTCAAATGACTTTTATTTAGAGTGTATTTTCCACCTGGTATTTTGACAAATTCTCTTAATGATAATATAGTATTTCCATAACCTGTTCTTCCACAATGACCCATTCTTGAACATTCTTCATCTGATGAGTTTGTGTTCAAATCGGCCCAATAAAAACCATTTCCTCTTTCATCTCGAAAATCCTTAATTATGCTATTTTTTTCTTCATAATTAATTGCTCCTTGTCCTAATTGTAAAGAATCATGCCATTCTTTTGATTTTGAAACCAAGTCATTGAAACCTAGGTCTCTATATTGATTTAAATTGCCGTTAAGACCAACTCTAATCCAATCCATTATCGATGTCAAACTTTGCCTCATGGCGGGAGTAATTCCTCTACGGTTAAATAATTCAGTAGCGGATTCTCTATTGTTTGGGGTTAAATCTTCGTACCAATTCAAAATCTTTTTTGTCATAATAACAGAAAGACCACCACATATAGAATCTAATTCATCGGCAAGTTCTTCTTTGATACCCAATTTTTTTACAAGGATATCTTTTTTTGATGCTTCCATCAACATGCTTGAAACACCAATGATTTCTTGAATTCTTAATATTTTGGAATCTAATTTTCTCATAACTAATATCTATAATGGGTCTCGATTTGAGTTCTCTTAGTTATTTTATCGTGTATATCCCAGTTCTTAATAGATTTTTTGTTGTCAATTAAGGCATACATCTTTGAGAGTTTTTTCATCATATTAGTTGATACTTGATGCATTTTATCTATTTCGTATTCAAAAAACTTCATAGGATTATTTTTATACTTCAGAACTTCATTTACGAATTTTTCAAATGCTTCTGCTTTGGTACCTGAAAACCCAAATACTCTTTCAAAAAAATCTGTTTGTAATATATCTTTATAACCTCCAATAATCTCGTTTGTTAAATTAATATATAATAACTCAATCAATCTATTAACTTTTTGTTCATCGGTTGTATATGAATCAATCTCACCAACTTGTGTTAGAATTTCATTAATTCTATCCATATGGTCCATCAAATCACTTTTGAATTTTTCCAATGTGAATTCGGACGCTTCTTTGTATGTTTTATAAATTCTTGTATCAGTTAAAAAAGAAACAAACTTATCTCTTTTAATCTTTGATGATTTCATAAGTGAATTAACCTCAACAGGTCTTACCACATTTTCAGTTGCACTTATAAAGTAAAGATAATGTAAAAAACGTCTAACTGGTGGTAAACTGAAATTAACGCCCATAACACCTGAATATCTTGCTCTTTCTTTTGAACTTTCTATTGGTTTTTTGAAATTTTCGTAGCCATGATGTAATTCATGTGATATTGAAGACAAAAATTCACTTTCATCTGATTTTATTGTATTTAGTAATTCTCCGAACACAACATCTCTGTTTTCGGGTAATGCAAATCTGAAAGTCAAAACTATTTCGTCAGTTACATTAGGTATTAATTGAAAATTCTTGGGGTCTAATTGTCCACCAGCATTAAATGCCATTCCATAAAAAACAGGTTCTGTAATTTCATCGGTTGTTGCAAATGAAACATTAATACCTATCTTTTTAATTTTGAAATCGGCAATTTTAAATGGACCTTTTAATTCTAATGGATATTCAATATTGGAATCAATTGGAAAATCTTTGTCTTTTTCTAATTCCCCAATGAAAAACTTATAAATTTTTTTTGAGACGTTTTCAATATTCTCTGGAACACCTAAAACCTCTGATAAAATTTCTTTTTTGTTATAACTCATATTTATCTTATTTTAGATAAATATTAATTATTTTCCTTTTGTTCTGAAATAGTTTCGTGTAAATTTCCTATTTTTCTTAACCTATCAATATCCTCATCAGATACTATCGCAGTTTGTCCATCATCGGACATGACAAGATAGGTGTTGTCATCTATTTTTTCTAAAATGGTAACTTTCATAATATAATTTAAATAAAAAACCCCGACCTAAATCGGGGTTTGTTTTACATAACTTCCACAACCTCCAAATCAAAAAATAATTTCTTACCTGCTAGTGGATGATTTGCGTCCAAAATTGCGGTGGTTTCTTTAATTTCTTTTACAAGAACATTAAACACACCTTGTGGACCATTAGCCTGTAACATCATACCTTCAAAAATATCTTCCGGCAACACTGTTTTTTCTACCTCTTGATACATTTCCTCATTAGGATTACCATAAGCATCCTGAGGTTCAATTTCAATAGTTTTAGTTTCTCCAACTTCCATATCAATTAAACCGCGCTCAAAGCCGGGAATTAATTGTCCTTGACCTAATGTTACGGTTAGCGGTTGTCTTCCCTCAACCATAGATGAATCAAAAACTGAACCATCTTCAAATTTTCCTGTGTAATTTACTTTAACGGTATCTCCGTTTTGAATTTTTTTCATAGATTTAATTTTTTCAAAATGATAATAATAAAAAATATCAATATCAACATATATAACGATATATTTATATAATATGGATTTATTAATTAATGAAAACCAACTTAAAAGATTGGTTGAGCAAGTAAAAGTAGATAAAGTCAAAAATTTTGCTGATGCAATTTGGAACGCCACATCAGGGTTAGGTACCGATGAAGAAAAAGTATATCAAATATTAAAACAAATAACAAATTTAGAAACTTTCATAAAGGTTAATACTAAGTTGATATCAGATTATAAAGAAAGTTTTTATGATATTGTAAATTCTACTATGGAATTTACTGACTCTGAAAAACAAGAAATTGTTAAGATATTAAATGGATATAATATTCCACATTTCATTAATCAAAATGGTGATGTACAATATAATAACAAGAAAAAGAACTTAGAACCAATAAAACAAGCAGTAATTTCTCGAAGTAATTTGATAGATGCTAGTAATTTGAACCCATCTGAAACATTATATAATTTCTTAAAGTGCGAGGAAGGAAAAGTTGGTGGTAAATGTCAGCCCGAATTAGTTAGTTATAAGAAACCAGGTGATAAGTGGACAATTGGTTGGGGTCATACTGGTCAATATGCAAAACCAAGAAATAAAATTACAGTTAGTAGAGCGGAGGAAATTTTAGAACGAGATACTAAAAACGCATCTGATTGTGTCAAAAGAATATTTGCCGAATGGAAATCAAAAAACATTAACAGACCAATAACTCAAAGTATGTTTGATACCTTGACATCATTAGCATTTAATGCGGGGTGTGGTTCGTTAAGAGGTTCAGGTTCAGATGGTGATGTTATTGATTATGTCCGTAAAGGTAAGTTTAAGGAGGCGGCAAACCAAATATTAACATTTAACGCTAACAAACCAGGTTTTGGAGGATTGAAAATTAGAAGAGAAAAAGAAAGTCAGATGTTTTGTAAAGAAGGTTCCTGCGTTTGATATTCTAACCACTCAGGTTTATATCCATCTTTCCAACTTAAAATGTCTTTTTTACCTTGTCTGTAATAATTTCTGTAAGATTCAACAACATCATCAACTTTGTATTCATCAGGCATTGCTTTTGGTTGTTCAGTAAAACCAATATCAGGAATGTTTGGTTTGTTCATAATACACCACTCTAATATACTTTTACTTTTGTGAGTTTTACCATATCGGTTTGTATATTCTTTACATAACGCCATACCCAAATCACATAACCAAACATAATTAGAATAAGATTGACGCGCCCATATAGCACAAGGATGATTTTTATGACTAAGAAGATAAGGTGCTTCACCGCCTGTTGACCAATGAACACCGCATAAAAGTTGGGCGGTTTCTAAAATCATTTTGACGCAATGTTTATCACAGTGGTCTTTTGCACACTTATTAACGTCTTGGTCTAACACAAAAATATTCATACCACAAATGTAAGAATTTAATTTTAAACTTACAATAATATTGATAAAAATACTGAATAATACTAAAAAATTTGATATTTATAGGTATGAAACGCCTAATTCTAATATTAATACTATTTACTTTTTCTTTGATTGGATTAGCACAACACTCCCAATTATCGAACATACAGATGGCATCTAGTAGTTCTATGAGTTCGCTGTGCGACTCAACAATAGGACCAATATATCAGAGTGCGACGCCGATTCCAACTTACGGGTATTTGGAGTCAAACGGTTATTGTTATTTCTTACCCCAACCTCAAATTAGTTTCACACTTTGTTTTCAATTTGTTGCAATTTCTAATGGTGTATATCTTAATTCAGGATTTAGCGCTTTAGGTTGCTCAACAGTAACTTTCAGTACACTGCAACTTTGTGATAAGACGGATAATGTAATAGTAGGTCAAGGACAATTTTTTAATAACCTCATAATAGGACACGAGTATGTATGGTGCGTCGTTGGTAGTACTTCAGGGTTATTTTGTCAAGGATTAACAACAATATGTCCATATTGGACTGAGGCATCTTTGTTGCCCGTTGAACTAACCTTATTTACAGCGACTCCAACAAATAATGGTATTCTTATTCGTTGGACAACAATGAGTGAATCAAATTCTGATTATTTTGTTTTGGAAAAGTCAAAAGATTTGTATACCTTTGTGGAAGTTGCAAGAATAAGGTCGTCAGTTTATAGTAACAGTAGAATTGATTATGAATTTTTGGATAGAACACCATATGATGGAGTATCTTATTATAGATTGGTTCAAGTTGATTTGAATGGTGCAAAAAAAGTTTATGACCCAATTTTTGCAAACATAGTTTTCAAAAAACCTGTCAAAGTGATTGATATTTTAGGAAACCCAGTTGATATGAATTGTCCTGGTTTGAAAATCATGATTTTTGAGGATGGTTCGGCTGTAAAACACTATTAAAAGTATTTATAAACATGAGAATTATAATTGGAGAATCAGAAAAAAATGATATATTAGCAAAATACAATGATAATACTTCTGATAGGTTATTAACATACTTGAGAAGGAACTATCCGATTTACTTTGTAGATGTGCCTAGGTACGACGCAATAACCGATGACTATAAAGAAATCAAGGTTCCTATGGTCTTAATTGATGATAAAAGTTTTTTTGTTGAGGATAATAAAAAAAATATTGTAAATAAAATATCTTTCATGTTGGAGGATGAGTTTATGGATATTTCATCCGACATCAAAAGAAGAACAATTAAGAAGTATATTGATATGATTTTATCATCAAAGACAGATGGAGAATAATCTAAAAGAAATAGAAAAAATTATAGAAATCGTTAATAGAAGACACCTCTCAAAGATGTTTGATGTTCCTATCAAATTTTCAATAGGTGATGTCAAAATGGTTTATCGTAAACATTATGTCATAACAATAGAACTCGATAAAAAGTATTTTGAAGAAGAGCCTTACGCATCGAAAATTGGTGAATGGTGGGTTAATTTATTGAAGGTAAGTGATGTATATAGAAACATGTACCCTGATGGGTCATTGAATTTCCAACCTGTAAAAGTTTCTAGTTAATCATCAGGTAGTTATAAATTACCATTTTTTTATATCAAACCATTTTCATAAATTTGTCATATGAAAAAGGTAAGAAATAAAAGACAGATAGTTGAAGCCACCTACGATTGGTGTTGCGAAAAATTTGGAACTCCTTTGAAGACAAAAATGTTTCCTGAGTTGGAAATTGTCTCTAATAGCAAATCTGATGATTTTGGGACTTATTACGAACGCCTCATCACAATCAATACTGCTAAATGTAAAACCGTGTCATCTTTAATTCGTGTGGTAATTCAC